AATCTTTCCTGCAAAGGTCCAGAAATATCTTGAATTCTTTCCCTTTGTTGTCCTCTTTCGTCGCCCATTAATGTATTCCTAAATAAAGGTGGACACCTTTTTCAACAAAACCCCAACGAACTAAATGACGTTTCCATTTTTTATTAGAAGTTACAGCAGTAATTCTATCAAATCCTACATATCTCATTAAATTTATTGAAGCTTTTAAGGACTCTAAAAATGCTCGACCCAATTTAAATCTATTCTCAGCTTTATTTACATAAAGTATTACTTCAGGAACCAACCGAATTCCCCCAGCTACTAATACTTTTCCCTCTTCTTCAATAACAAAAGAACACATAAATTCATCAGCATATTCAAAATCAGAAGAATAGTATTTATTATAAAGTTCCCTTAGCTCTTTCTTATCTTTAAGAGGTCTTAGTATCATCCTTAGCTCCGGTGCCGAACCAATAAGCAATCTTTTCTGTAGGTCTAGTATCTACATGAACAAAGGTTTTATACTTTCCAATGCCTTTTATTGCAGGAATATACATTGCTAAGTCTTTAATATGATTATAAAATTCATCTACTGAAACATTTCTTGGGGGTCTTAAATCAAGTGCTCTACCATGAAGATGCTGACTATTACGCGCTCCACCTATTTTCTTGTTCCATACCGGAGTCCTATATGCCGAGAGGACTTTTATAGGTTTATTCCATCTTGCTCTGATTACCTCAAATACTTCAGCTAGTTGAATCGCCCGATTATTCCTCCATTTATCAGGATATGGAGTTCCATCTTTGCATTGTAATTCATACCATGATAAATGTTTACCCAACATAAGATCTATCTCCCCCTCCACCCCCTCCACCAGCAGGAGCAGTTCCCCATATTAAGGCTATATCTAATAATCTATCTGTAGCATCAGTAATATCACATTGACATCTAACTGCAAGTCTAGTAGAGGCTGCAATATAAGTAAAGTAACTACTAGTTCTATTAGTTAATGTTTCATTTGTGGCACCAATATTACATCTTGTATCTGCTACTAAAACAGTTTCACCTCCACCTGCACCAGTTGATAAATCAATAGACCACATTGCGCTAGAAGCAGCCTGATTACCTTTAATAGTCCTTAATAAACATATCCATTGTGCTATGGCAGATAGTGATGCCACCAATTCAGCATAAGCACCTTTAGTATTAGCTACAGCTCCAGGATCTATACCCAATCCTCCAGAATCAGAGGTATCTGCACCTTCATTATTAAATAAAGTAATTCCTTCAAGATCAGAATCAAATGTAGATAACTCTAAAGCAACGAAAATAGAGGAAGCACTTGTAGAACTTCCTTGAGCCCTACCAGCTATCCGAGTTCCTGATTCTACTTTCCAAGGTAAAACTAATGTTTCCTGAGCAGAATGACTAGAAGCATCAGTAATCTCTCCTATTACATCAGGAATTACAATAGTCTCTCCCCCACCAGCACCAGTAGCTATATCAAGTAACCATCTTACTGAAAGAGTAGCCCTTACAATTTCTACTAATACCCATTGAGAAGTAATACCTATACTAGCAGCAATTTCAACATAAGATCCTTTAGTATTAGCAGATGCAGCAGTAACTACAGGTTGGCCATCCTGTATTTGTCCAGTCTCACCATAACTCTCGTATGTTAGACCAGCAGCACTCTGAGGATAGATCATACTAATTTAAGTCCATTTTTAATCAATACAGAATTAGGAGCAATCCCATGACTAGTTCCACAATTAGGACAATGTCCTAAGGAACTACATTGTTCCTTAAATTCAGGATCACCACAATTTCTACAGTTCTTACCTCCATCTGGGCATTCCACATTCATTTCAGCATGAACATGCCCAACTTTATGAACTTTGCTTATTCTTTTATGAGGATGGAATCTATACATCCATTTCTCAAATTCAAAATAACTTTCTTCGTCAAAAACTATTATCTTCATGATGGTGCAATAAAGATTTCAAGAACTGACCAAGTTAATGTTCCTACTGAATCAATTGCAACTGCCATCAAATCCCCGACAGTTACTCCAGTAGACCACCCAGAAAGAGTATTATCCTCAAAGAACTGAGCCGAACTTAATGTAGGTTTAGCACTTGCCGTAATACTATCAACTACAGTAGGGGGCCTATTAGCCCATGAATCATTCCATAAATCATAGATAATATCTCCAGGTTGATCTGCTAAAACTCTAACTTTAGTAATAACTCCAGTAATAGGGATTGAAAAATATTTCTGAATCCCTGTGCTAGAAACAGCAGAGCCCCCACCATCAATAGTAAAAGCTAATCTAACTAATTCCTCACCAAGAGTTCCAGAAGATAATAAATGCCAGCTTGTATCATAAAGATAGGTCTTACCTGTATCAGTTTCATACCAAATATAAATAGGTTGTATACCGACAGGAGGATCTGGAGTAAAAGCAGCTCGTTCTGCTGCTGTTCCATAATGTTCATATACGTCGTATGTAAAATCACTCATGGCATTGGATGAACAATAAGCATGGGATGATTACCAATAATTAAAAATAAAGGGCCTACGTTCATAGGTAAAAATTGAACCCCTCCGGAAGCACTAATAGTTCTTTGATTAACTATAGAATCATCAAAAGTAATTCCGATTCCGGCCAATAAATTTCTACTATTTGGTAAGTTTAATGATTCATCCGACCAGGTTAAAAAATCACTATTCTGAATAAGAGTTCCTATAATAATTGTTAATGAATTATTAATAGAATTAATTTGTTCTATAAGATTATTTATTTTAGTTTCAAAAGCTTGATCTCCCTGTTGAACTCCATCAATAAGACCTTTAATTACCTGCCATAAGGCATTATTCTTAGTTTGTAGTCCTGTTTCTGCCAGACTACTTTTTAACTTATCAAGATCAGGAGGCTCTGGCTCTCTTCCAGGTTTAAATGGCATTATTGTGGATAAGAAGTATAAACAGTTTTGGTAAAAATAATTATACGATTGATACGGAAATATTCGTTTAGAGAATTTGTTCCTAATCTTAAATAAATACGTTGACTTATAAAATTTGTAATTTTTGTAGGTTGTTTATCTGTTATCATAGACATAGATAAGGGAACTAGTAACTTAGTTTTCACATTTTGTAATGTATGCAAAGATAAATCTAAATCGCCTGTTCCGATTACTCTAAATCTAAGAGCAGCGATATGAATAATATTTTCACTATATACTCCTTGATTTCCAATAGAAGGCATATTAACTACCTACAATCGGGCCATCAATAAAAGGGTCAGGAATCTTAACAATCTCAGTAGTTCCAGCTATTGGATCAACCCATAAAGTATCATTACGCTTATCAGGAACTAGTTTATATATACCGGAACCAGCAATAGCATTTCTAGTATTAGTAAATATGACAGTAACAGTCTCACCGGGTCCTACAGTAATATTTGTATTATCATTAGATGGATCATTACTAACTTCTACTGTAGTAGTAAATCCGGCTTCAGGTGTTTCTACTATAGAATACCCACCGGCAGCCGCCAAACCAGAAAAAATTTGACTTTCTCCATCTTGTAAACTAAAACTTGTTGGACTTAATCCCCCTGATGCCGTAAAATCAAAATCGGTTAACAGACCGGAAGGAATTGTAATTTTTTGAACTATAATAGTTCCAGTAGGAGCAGAAAAAGGAGTTCCTACCCAATCAATATTTGATATATTTAGTCCACTGCTTGCAGGCATCCGAAGAACAGAATTAAATAAATCTCCAGTTAATATGTTATCATCAGCTTCTATATCAAACCATCCAGTAGTAGCAGCTGGAATCGTTATTTCATTATTCCCATCAACTCCATTAATTCTAGAAGTTAATGTAGAATCACTACCATGACTATTTACATCTATATAGATAGTTAATCCTTCCAATACCCAATCAAAATTGGACTCAAATTGAGTTACTGCTTCACTACTAGAAGGAGCATTAATACCACAGAGAGCAAAATATCTAGTAGCCCCTGTAATAGCCCTGCTTCCTTGACCACAACCACCAATAAATTTACTAGTGGCAGAATCGAAATTAATTACAGACCTAATTAAACTAAAAGTCCCGGACGTTCTACTAGGAGATTGTATTCCCCAACTTACCAAATCATATTTAGAAACAGCAGCAGTATTAACAATATCCTCAAAATGCCCGGTAGTTCCAGCAGGAATAGTTACAACTACTGATGTATTAACTCCATTTATCCTTAAAGTAACTAAACATTCTGCATCTAAACTATTAAAATCTGTATAGACTCCTGCATTCCTAGCAGTAAAATCTCCTAGTATTTTATCTTGTTTACTACCTTCTGTAGTTAAAAATGCGGTTTGTCCCCAAAGACTAAAAAAGTTTAAAATGGTAGAAGCGAGATCTGATATAAAAGATTGCGGAGATATAATACTTATAGTATCAGTAGATTCATTAGGAGTAAATAAACTACCATAAGCTGTATAAATAACCTGTTTAAACCATTCAAAGTCTGCCTGAATCTTAAAATTATATAGGTCTCCAGCTACAACTACATCAGTATTAGTTAAATCCTCAAGATAACCTGTAACTCCAGGAGGAATAGAAATAAGAAGATTACCATTAACTCCATTAATTCTAGATCTGAATCTAGTTGTAGCTGTTACAGTAGTATTACTAATTATTTTAATTTTAAGATTTGAAAATATTCCAGGTTCCCTAACTCTAATCTGAGAATTAGCTTCAACTGCAAAATTACCTACAGGACCGCTAGTTGACGGAGCATAGGTATATGAATTACCATGTGTAGGTAATGTCTGACTAGCAGGATCACAACTAGTAAGAATAGATTTAGCCATTTACTATATGCTTTAGTCCATGAACCTTAAATATACCATTAACTTTGGCTTTTACAGAGTCTGGAATCTTTTCAGTGCAAGATAATTCAAATCTATCCCCAACTCTAGTAAACAATATATTTATAGGATCTATCTTCATCTCTCTTGCCAGATGACCAATAGCAATATTTTTACTTATATTTTCTTTATGAACTTCATCAGCATTCTTATGTAAACTACAAGCCTTTAACATGGTTTTAGTAGGTTGGGGATTGACATTATCCCACTTAAATTCAATAATACAACTACAAGTATCCGGAATCCACCGTTGGACTTTCATTGCTTAAACCTCAAGGAACACTCTGCTCTGCACCAATTAATAGAGTATCAGTATTAATCAATTCAATAGTAGTAGTTTCGATATCAAATGTCCAAGGTTCCCATTTAATAGTTTTATAATTTAATCCATTATCATAATTAGCATACAACATCTGTTTGTTTGGTAATGTTATATACAAAACCTTATTAATTGTATCATTCTTAATTTGCATATTACCAAAAGTATTTCTATCTAAAGCTTCCCATAAATCTTCAATCTTCCAAGATAGTTCTGGCTTAACATAAGTTCCAGTAAAAGCATATAATCCAGGCCAACCAATAATTAAAATAAAATCTATGTTAACTCCTTGGGAATCTAATACAGTAGCTATACCATGAACAGAAGCACCAATACCATTATCAACTGCTATGGGTTCCCAACTAGAAGGTAATCCACCATTATCATTAATAGCAAATGTTCTAGTTTGTTTCATAGAATAGAATACATCTCTAAATTCTATACCATTAGTAATAGGATTACCATCTAATGGAACTATAACAAATCCATCTACTTGATCAAATGCTTCAGGCTCTCCTGGAGAACTAAATCTAACTAATGAAATATCATCAAAGCTAGTCCATAAGGCTAATCTACCATGATACTCTGCTAATCCAACCCCAGAAGGAATCTGAGAGAAATTATCAATAAGATGGGAAGCATCTTCTATTAGATCGGCATCAAAATAATTAACTTCTTTTTCTGTATCACTATTATTATCAATAGTTCCATCAGGAATAAAATAGAACTGAAAAGTAAATTCTCCCTGACGATTATTACCATTAAAGTTTAGAATTGCTCTAGTTGATACCAAATGACGTTTAATAACAAAAGAATCAGGAGATGTTGGAATGTTATATACCTTTATAGATTTCCTTTCATTTACATAAGATTGAACCGCAAAAAACTCTGGACCGGGCGATGTTAAATAACCTGTATCTGTCTCGTAAACTACACCAACTACATGTAATCCTAAATCGCAAAATCCATCTGTATTAGTATTCTCAAGATACATAGGACTATTAGTTAATGTAGATAATCCTCCCGGAACAAAAGCGGTAACTAAAGAAGCATCATCAATATTAATAATAGTATCAATAGTAGTATTATCAGGAATTGTCTTAACTAGAAAAAAAGTATAATTATTTCTAATATCTCCATCAGGATTCCAATCTTCCGGATCTATAGATTGGGTCATATATACTTTACGTTCAGTAATTCCTGCTCCGCCTAATGGAATATTATTAAGATTAATCTCTTTATCCCCAGGAGCATATACTATTGCTAATCCTTCTGGTCCTAATCCTCCCGATTCATCACCACCATCAGAAGCACTAATACCAATAATATGAATACCTTTACCAACTACACCATCAATAGTAGAATTATAAGCTATTAGTGCTGATTGCCCCCCATCAGTAGGGGAATCTCCAGCAGCAGCTCTAGCAGGATTACCATCTCCTAAATAAACAAATAAAAAATCACCACTCAATCCTTTTTGATAGTTTTTTCCATTATCATCTGTAAATGTTGCAAATAGAGTAATATAGGCTCGGCCTGCCCATGAAAATATTCTAAAATCTGTAGCTAGAGGATTAGATAAAATAGGACCGTAAACAGTATTAGAACCATCTAATAAAGCATGATAAAGATCTCCATTGATATCAAGAATTAATAAAGATTGTCCTGTTTGCATTACATAATTATGAATACGTAATACATCTCCCTGGGCAAGAAAGGTATCTATTCCATCTCTAGTCTCAAATCCAGACTCAAAATGTTGAACATTATTGGAATCAATAAAATGATCTGGAGGACAAGAATCCTCATCTCCTCTTTTCCAGAGACCATTAAATTCTTCTAAAACAACTGGGTCATGTCCTCTAAGGACCAAAATAATTAACCCTCTTAAATGCAGCTCGAAAAGGTTGGCGCCGTGTTCTAATGTTCTGTCTACCTTTAGTTGATATTCCTATTGATCTATCCAAAGCTTTTTCAGCTTCAGATTGAAGAACTCCAGCACGCTCCGAATTCTCCCCAATAAAGAAAGCACAAAGAGCAGCAGTTCTATACTGAATATAAGACTGTGCCCGAATTATAGGAATATCAATATCTACATCATTAGCATCAACAGGAGAAAAAATGTCCTTTAAATAGTCAAGTTTAATTTGATTATCCTGAACCGATTCAGGAAAATGAAGTTCTTGGTCAACAAAAGCAAAAGCCCCAAATGAGTTAACAGTAATCCCTTCCCAAGATAAAGGAAGAAACTCTAATCTCTTAACCCAAGAATAAGGATTAGTTTCTGATAACCTCTCCCAAACATTCTTGATTTCAACAAGATTAGAAGGTAGAGCAGGGGTAGTAGAAAATCCTATATTAGTTACCCCTGCTGCTACATCTATAACAGTGCTAACTTCATGAGTAGACGGAATATCGTTTAGCTGAAAAATCTCTTGGCAATCAGCTAAAGCGATATTAAAATAAGGCAAGCAATTATTATCAGTATACTCTTCCTGCGCTATATCATTCATTAGCGCAGCAACAGAACTAATAACAGTAGAGGGAATCATCTACCTAACCCTAGGAGGCAAACTTAAGTCCAAGTTCCTTAGCCCTAACCTCATCAATAATAACCTTGCAAGTCGGACAAATAACAACTGCACTAGAGTTAAGGCTCCCACATGCCTTGCACTTAATAAGCTCAGCAGTAACCTGGTTCTTCAACCATTCCTTCTGAGTCATATTAAGTTCTTGGGCAGCTATTTTCATATCTGAGGATACAACCATCGGATTTCCGTTTGATCGCGCCCATAAAGCATCTGCTAACTTAGTAAGAGCTAAGAACCATTCCTTCTGTCTAATCTTAGCTCTATTAAGATGCGCAACGTAATCCTTCTTAATGACTGAAATTCCTACTTCCCCAGGAACAAAAAACAGTCCAGGCTGGGCTTCAGTTCTAAATTCTGTTAATCCTTTACAGTAATCATTAATCACAGATTCTGCCATCATAATAGCAGACTGTGGAACTTCAATTAGAGGAGATTCCTCAGAAGGATCATACCACCAACTTGAAGGACCAACAACTAATGTAGAAGGATTATCGTAAGTTCCTGGGGGAATAACAAACTTACCAGGAAATACAGTATGCATTACCTGGACTACTTCTCTTGGTAAGATTGATACAATAGTAGCCCTATCAAGATTATTAACAGGACCCCTAATAACAGCTTTCATTCCTTGCGAAATCATCTCCACTCCTTATTAGGAACAACAATTCCTTCTTTATAAGTTAAAGAATCCGTCGTAGAAGTCTCATCGCCGAATAACATTTCCTCTACTTCTTTAACTTCTTTTTCTAATACTTCAGCATAATTCTCTTTATACTGAGTATAGGATTGGGCTAACCTCTGACGATCGTAGTGAAATTCAATTAAGAACTTACAAGGCCAAAATTTAGGAGGAAGATAATTACCATTCTTATCTCTGAATACCCATAGAGGTTCATAAGAGTATTTCTCTACCAGGTCTGATTCTCCTACAACAGGAAAAAACTTCTCAAGAATATATAAAGACTGTATGTAGTGCTTATACTTCGGTTTATCTACTACTACAGGATAAATAAGTTCAAGTCCTTCCGGAGTATGCTGAACTAATCTCTTCTCTCTTTCATCATCAGAAAAGACTACCCGGTATTTCGGTAAACGTCCATCAACATAGCCAAACTCCCTAGCTAACTTCTCGTTGATGGATTCTATTGTTTCTGGTAAATCCATTAATAACCCTGCGGATGAATAATACGGACAGGATCAGTTCCATTGCTATGGTAATCAATAGCCCATTTACCATCCGGGGCCATCTGATAAGGCTTAACCACTACAGATGAGATATGACCAACCGGCAAATCTAAGTCACAGTAAGATTTAAACTGCTTAGCATTGCGATAAAAATAGACATCTTCTCCAATAGAATCAGAAACTACCTGACCCATAGTAAAATAAGGAAATTCCATAGATTTAAATACCTTAGTATTAATTAAGCAAAATCCTAAGCCTGAAGCAACAATATCTACTAAACCAGTTTGTCCATGCTTAAGATTCATATGCCGTAACATACCATTCTCAACTTCTTTATCAAATACTAATGGAGGATGAGGATATTCTCTTTTCAATTGTAGAGCAGTAATAATATCCTTATCATGATGTAACAGCTGATAAAGTGCATGGGGCTGGAAAATTACATCATCATCAATAAATAATACATGAGAAAATCCTAATTCAACAGCCTGCTTGGCAATGATATTTCTATTACGTGCAATAGCCTGACCATGAACTGATCCGTATGCTGAACTATTTGGGCGCTCAAGTTTAATTATATAATCATAGAAATCAGCTCTCCTAGCCATCTCAGCGGTGCAAATACCAATAAATACTTTATAATTAGAATCTGTAACTTTCCTATATAACTGCATCCGAACATTATGCCGAGACGGCTCATGCTTTAGATACTCTACATTATCTTCCTTGTAAGCCTCTAGAGTATAATGATGGTCTTTAACCTGTCTATGATCTACTTCAATATTATCTAAATAAACTCTTCGTCCAGTTGGCATTACATCCCAGATTGTATTATCACATTTAGTAATCTGATAACCATTACCAGGACTAAAATCTACTCCCATATCCATTACCTTACGAGAAAAGATAGGATGACAGGAAAAGAACTTATCAAACTCGCTATCCTTGAAATAAAATAAAACAATATCATCAGGATAATCACAATAAGGAATTAACTTATCCCATCCTTTAGTCTTAAATAAAATATCATCATTACCCATTAAACAGTATCTACCAGTAGATTCTTTATATGCCTTATCAAAGAAAGTAGACCTAAACTTCGATGGAGGAGAATAACAATATGTAATATTCCCATCCTTCCAAGTTTCCCGTTCTCCATCCAAACAAACTACAATTTCTAATTCATCGAAGTTAGTAGTTTCCTTTAAGTTCTGAATAAACTTTTCTCTTCTATCAGGATAAGCCGAGGGTAATAAGATCGAAAGTTGTGGTGTCATATTACCCTCGGCCATCTTCTTACGTTACGTTATTGGCACACCCATAATACTTGTCCTGATTAGGATCATAAAACATCAGGCAAGGCACATTGGGTGTAGGAACAACAGCATTAAGAATATTACCCGTAGTTAACATTGTAGCTGGAGAGCCATCTGTGAAGATGAGAGCTAACATATGCGCTCCAGTTACAGGCGGTGTAATCGTTGCAACAGCTACAGTTTCAGTGACAAAAGTCATGAAATGAACTGGTGCAATCGTAGTAGCCGATGAGATTGTATTCGGCTTTGGCTGCTGATTACTCTGAACGGTTGCTAAGTTTTGATGAAGAAGATCACTCACGAGATAGCTCCTGGGTAAAACTTGTCATCGGTCTTACTATAGACAAGCAGTGTTGCCCTATTCTGAGCCATTGTAACAGCCACAGCAATATTGCCCGTAGTAAGCAAACCTAATGTCCCGTCAACAGGAACAAGAACTACTGCACCACTAAATCCCCCACCATATTGAGGAATAATAGTAGCGACATCGGTGCTTCCTGTTAACTTAACAAGATCTGCCTTTGGAGAAATACTAGCCGCAGATGCTAAAGTTTCCTCAGAAAGTTTAGTGGTTAAACCTGGAAACATTCCTCCACCTCCTCTGTTTCCTTAGTAACCACTAGGAACAGCTAAATTGTCGATATAAGCACATGCAGCAGGATTCATTACGAAAGTCTGGAATCCCGTTGTCATATAGAAAATATCAGACGTGGCCACACCACCAGAAGCTCCCCGAAGCTCGAAGATCCTCCTATTATCAACCGTATAGAAACCAATAGGAAGAATCTCACCACGACCCCACACAGAGTCAACAATGAAATCAATCCTCTCAGTATTCCAGTTAAATGTTCTCCTAATAGATGCTCCGGCGAGCTGCATATTATCGCCGAAATACATATCAAGAGATTCTTCCTTAGCCTGCTTCTGAATGATTGAAACTAACTGTCCAATCTCTTCATAAGCCTGTGCCTGTGCAGGATGCAACCATGCAACAGGATTAAAGGCATTATCCTCTCCAGTTCTATTTCCAATCTTGTTAATAGCAAGTCTAGGAAATGGAAGAGTAAGAGGAGAACCACCAGCATTAACTCTGTTGGCTCGAATCTCAGGAGTTGCAGCCCTAGAAAATCCTAACCATGTTCCCGCCGAAGCATTTGAGTGGTGATAAGGAACACCAAACAAAGCTCCTAAAGCTGCCGGAGCACTAATACCCTCAGTAACTAGAACATCAGTAGCAGTAGCACCAGCAATTGCCGGAGTTACCTGAATCTGCTTGTTCTCAAGGTCATAAAGAGTAATAACACCTGAACCTCTATTGGTTGCAAGTGTAGAATCAAACACCTGAACAGTCTGACCAAAGCGGACTAATCTCGCACCATGACCATCACTATTCAGAGTATAAGTATCTACACCAGCCGCAGTAGTAACTACACCAATAGTTCCGATAACACCAGTTCCAGGCTGCTGAAGCTGAGCATCTAACTGCCGGCGAAGCTCTACGATAGCTGAAGCAGTTAATCTCCGAACTCCATTAATAACAGCCTTACGAGCATCATCCGTAGCCCACTGAGTTAACTTGGTATACTCAATTCCAATCTTAGTAAAGACAGAATTAAGCACAGCCTTATCAAACTGTGGACCACCGCCACGCCCGAGATCGCCTCCATTAGGATTAAAGTATCCAAAGGAACCACCAGGGCGAAGCTCTAACGGAACACGCATCTGTCGATTAGAAATCTTCTCGACATTGCGCTTCTTAATACTGGAATAGAACTTATCTTCTCGTTCAAAGACGGTAGTAACTTTCGTTAATACCTTCTCAAGTTCTGTTCCAGCTACAGAAATTTCAGTAACTGGGGGCATTGATCAATCCCTCATGAAAAAGTCTTGGACAGATTCACCTTTCTTAATTCCATCTGTTTTCTTATGGGTAGAAGATGGACCACCCTTTGGGATTGGACCTTTTCGGTCTTTATCTGCTCTAGTAGCCCCGTGTCCCTTTAGAGCATCATTACGGGCTTTTTTGATAGCATCAGGCAATAGGGATTTTGCCTTGTTTAAATACGCAGTCTTAATAGATTTCTTAGATTCAGCACTAAACTTACTCTTAAAAGCATTATTCCATAAAGACTGAATAGACCTACGGAACTTCTCATCATTCTTAATCTGACTCTCTACAGTTTCTAATACCTCACGAGTAGCACTCTTCTTGACAAATGGGGACATCTTGTTAGTTCGGTCAAGATTAGCATCAATAATAGCTTTAATCTGATTAGTAGAGGATTCATAAAGTTCTTGAGAAGCTTCCTTATATCTCTCTTCGTAATACTTCTTTTTCTCTTCGTCTAATGAATCATCCTTCTCCTTAGCAAGTTTCTTAGGAGGTTCAAACTCATTAGAATTAAAGAAGAACTTATTAACCAGTGAAGCAGCACTTTCTAATGCTTTATTTTCATTCTTCCTCGCATCCGTTACCATCTGAGCAATGGCATTCTTAATTAGATTACCCGCTACATGATGGTATGCTTCCCGGTCAACTTTACCTAGAGTAGTAAGATAATCATCAGCAATACGATTAAAAGCATCCTTATTATCATCATGAATAACTTTTAGAATCTCTCCAATATTCCCTTCCTGAAGCTGACTCTCAAAATTATCAAGAGCATCAGCTTTACCCTTAGCATCTTTAGCTTCTTCTAAAGTAGGAAATACCTCTGAGTATTGATTATTACGATAGATAGCATGTTCAATATGTGGAAACTTCTTAAACAGAGTCGGAAATTCTTTAAGAATTGCTTGGCGCCCTTCTTGAAGAACTAACTTATCCTCTTCTTCCTCCTCTTCATCTTCATCTTCTTTTTCTTCAGGTTCCTCTAATTCTTCTTCCTCCTCTTCCTCTTTATCCTCTTCAGGTTCTTCCTCTTCTTTCTTAGGTTCTTCCTTCTCTTCCTTATCATCCTCTTCCATTAAATTTACAATATCATCTACATCATCAGTCTTAATCTCAGGTTCTTCCGAATCAAACCTACCCTTTAAGCTATTGAATGGGACCAAATGAATCATTTTCTTTTCCTGCTTCCGGAACAGTCTCCTTCTGTCCCTTAGATTGATCGGAGATTTCAGGCTCCATAGGAGGAGCAATTAACATCATATGTTGCTTAAGATGTAGAAGAACATTACGATATCCTTCAGGATTCTCTATTTTGCAGAGCCGGCCTGCATCAGACACTAACCACTCACGGCAAATAGTTGCATGAATTAAATGATCATCTACATCAGGCTCAACTTCAACTGATGGAAATTCTTGAGGCTGTGCTTGCTGTCCTGATACTGTAGCTGCTATAATCATTTCTTCACTAGGAGGTAAAACAATCGGAGCACTATTAGTTAAGTTATAGATTTCCTCATACTGCTTATTACGATCATCTTCACCCGGAACAGTAAAGTCAATAAGCCCAATAGCTCTCTTAATATAAGGAATGTTCTCAGGAGCTAACATAGCTTGCATAATTGCAGGATTAGCAACCTGCAGAAGCTCCATAATTACATCTTTCTGCTGAGACCATGAAACAGGTAATTGCTCATCTACATCTAACTCAATATTACCTATAGAGCCTTCAAGTTCAGTCTTACGAATAAATACATTAATAAATCCTCCGTTATTGTTCTTCTCTACATACTGCTCATCGTAGGATAAATCTTCAATATAATCCGGAATAGTCTTACTAAGAATCTCTTTCCACCACTTAGTCAACATCTTCCAAGGAGTCTGTAATCTCTGAAGTGCCTGAGCTCTACTCATTGAATATTCAGCAGCAGTCTCAGAACCGGCCTTAGAAGAACCTCCGAACAGTGACGGGAGAGCACCAGAAGCTAACTGTCCTAATCCCTGGATTCTCTCAGAGAAAGGTAAAACCTCAGTTCCTAGTGATGCAGTTTTAAGTGTATGAAATCCTTCTGCTAAGTTTCTACCAGGTATAGACTTCGCCGGAGTAACTCCACCTACTAGAACCTCTCGATTACGATAGGCTTCAAAATCAAGAACTGAGGGGTCAGCAAAGGTTTCAGGAACTCCATGCTCAATAGTCTGAAGAGTAAGAGAAGTAAGGTCATTAGTAATATCCTGAATAGACGTTAATAACATTCCAAGAGGATCAAAGGAAAGATAATCAGATAATGGATTATGGGTAATTGTCCAACAATCGTCTAATTTCTCTTCTACAGCTTCAGCAAAACAATCATTAGCAAATACAGCTTTGACTCCAGATGGATAATGATGCTCTAGTAATTTACGTTCTTCATCACCAAGAGTATAATAAGATGATGGCCTGAACCAAGCATTACGACAAGTTACAGTATGTAATGGCTGTTCTCCATAATACTGCGGCGATGACCTTGCATATGCCTCATAAAGATCTGTAGATGGCCCTTCCATCAGGTTTTTCTTATCTTTTAAATGTGGATAACGCTGATAAATATTAGAGTAATGAGTTTCATATGACCATATCAAGTATGGCATATCTGCCTGTTTCATTGCATAGAGAGGAATCTTTACATATAATTGACCATAAACCTCAATACACTGCCGGGCTTTCGGTTTGGTTAATTCTTCCTTAAGTCGTCGGGCCGGTCTTAACTCAGATTCAAGAGGAATATCACATTCAGGACAATTATCCCCTTTCATACCTTCATAATTACAATTAGGACATACTCCTACCTCGGCTTCATATTCTTCATAGATAGATTCCTTATAAGTTCCATAAGATTCATCTTCTTTAGAGTAATTATAAGCTGCAATCATTCCTTCAGTGCAGTAGATATATAAAGCATGAATCCATAAAAGTTCAGCTTCATTATGCTTAAGAATCAGATTACCAATCTTATCCCCAGCCTTAGCAGTAGTTAGGTCCATTGGATTATTAGCATCCTCTGGGAAACAAACTGCTTTAGGAACGGTTACTGATAGTGCAGCGATGATAGATTCAAGATAAGCCCTGAATACATTAATAGGTTTATCGTAGTATCCTTCTTCATCCTGATTAGATTGCTCATCCCATACTCGCCAATCCCGGGCTACCGAATCATACCAAATACGGTGGAACCCGGCCCAATAAAATTTTAATTTTCTACAAATCCGTAGTTGTCTTTCTCTCGGAGCTTTATCCTCCATCTCGAAGTGGTCGAGAAGAGATTTAAGAGCTTTCTGAACGGGTTCGGGAGGAAGCATTACCCCTGCTTCTTCATAAACATACTTCTCTTCTTCTTAGGGGTTTCCCTAATGAACTTCTCAGCTACACTCTTAGAAGGTAGCATAGGATTATCTACCTTAGAGTTCTTAGAGAGCTGCATGAGTCTATATTGTTTTCCTGATTTAGCCGGCATCTTCAGTAACCTCTTTCTCTAGCTCTTCGTTGTCTTTCTTCATTCTAGCCTGAGCCATAGCTGCTTCTCTAGATGCTTGCTCTAATAATCTTAGTCTAGTATGCAAAGGCATTATCTTAGGCTTAATAGGATCAACATCTTTAGGTGATACTGCTTCATAAACTCTAGGCTTAGTAATATCAAGAAGCTGGTTCAGCAATCTGTCTTTCTCATCATTAGAGATTTGTAATTGCTGCTTAAGAACCTCACAGGATTTGCAGGGTTCATAATCTCTTCGACCAATAAGATAAGTAAGAAGTCTAATCATCGTCTAAGTCTCCTCCTTACCGTATTAGGAGTCCTACTTTTACTATCAAGATATTCCATTTGTCTATAAAAACTTGTTACATCCCCATTAACCGCGTATTTATCTAGAATCTCTTGCCGGGTTTTTCTTTGCTGTAATTCTGCATCTAATCCATTATTATAAGTATTAATAGCTTTACAGAAATAACGAAGATTGTCTAATGGATCATCCCCATCAAATTCTGCAATATCCTCTGGTCTCTTCTCATCATATATAGCTACAGGAATAGTCTCAATAAGAATAGGACAGGTATTAAAAATCTGAAGTTTAGGTAATTCTTTCTCTACATCTTCATCCATGAACATAGACTGATATTTGTTTACTGCTTCTTGTCCAAAGTTCCTGAAGATGTATTGAGCTTTATCCAAATCATAGACTTCACCCTCAGCTAGTAAATTTCTTTTCGGAGTCCATCTAAGATAATCATGAATTAATTGGATACCAGCAATTCTTGAACCTGGAGAATTATCAGAGCTAAAAGGACGAATCCCAGAGTATCTCTCAAACTGAATAGCAATGGTTTCCGTTCCCCTCTCTTGCCATGCCGAACCACAAAGAATACAATAAACTATGTTTTCTCTATAAGAAGTTTCTTTAATCTCTGATGCCCAATAAGGAACATCTACGTTCTTCCAGGCACGTTCACGGTAAATATAAGTTCTGCCCTGCGGAGAAATAGCTCCCCACATAGCATGGCACATAGCGCGCTTACCCCAATCAATAGATAAAATTCTAGGCCACCATTCAGGAACATCAAAAGGTTCAATAACATGAATAGCATTATCAGGTTCATTAGGAAACTTAAGAGGACGAAACTCTGGAAATACTGATCCTTCAAATGCGTGCCAGTCTCCGTAGCGCTTTGCCCTTTTCTCTGCTTCTGGTAAAATTTCCAGTTTCTGAACATATTGAGGATCATACTGCATCATGTAGGGATTGTCCTCTACAAATGCAGGTATAAACATTCTAGTAAGACCGGTCTTCTTATCTTTTAATAATTTATATCCTGTCTCGCAAGGTTTAACAAATCTATTATAAGTAAAAGTCTGTCCGATTCCTCCAGGATTAGTTCCATTACGAACAAATGAAATATTAAAAGAGCTACTTGGACGAACACGAGAACCTACAAAGTAAACATAAGGGGCTTCTTCAAAGTGAGTTAACTCATCAAATGCTGCATAATTATACTGCGATGAGTCATACTGGCGAATATCATGAGCATGATGGACATGACCAAAATCTACGTAAGTTCCATATTCCGGCCAATACCAACTATGCTTCTGCTCATTATACTTAGCACCCGTAATCGGATAATAGTCTCTAGATAATCTAATTATTTCCTTTTCTAAATCACTAAATGTCCGTCTAAAAATAATACCCCTAAATCCCCTAAACTTATAAAATCCTCTTATTAATGGAAGCAAAGTTAAAATGAATGATTTTCCTCCAGCAGCTGCACCACCATAAAGGACTTCAAAAACATCGTCAGGTATCTGTAAGAAATCTTTTTGACGATTTGTAGGCTTAACTTCTTTTATGAAGTCATTACCCGGATCACTAAGCTGCACTTGCATTACTATACTTCTTTAAATATTCTAACATATTCCAAATAAGATCTTCATTATCTTCTAAATATCCTAGTGCAATATTACAGCCATGACATAATAAGCCTCGAACTTGATTAGTTTTATGGTCGTGATCAACTGCTAAAGACTTTTTAGTTCTACAAGGTCTACGACAAATCGCACATCCTCCTTGATGCTCAATTAACATAAGCTGATAAGTTTCTGGACTAATTCCATATCGATTTTTTCTAGCATTATTAGAATTATCAAATCTTCCAATTTTCTTATACCTTTCATATCGATCTTTAGCTACTCTAGCCCTCATAATTTTATAACAACTTTTACATCTATTACTACGATATATTCCCCTACCTCCACTTAATACAACATCATTTTCTCCTTTAACTATCTTAATATCACAGTCCCGACACCGTTCTGTTCTACGCTGAGGCATCCTTATTAGCCGGGAAGAAATAAACTGCTAATCCTGTAGCAATCAGATAAGTTAGAGCCTTTGTCCAATCTTCTGTGACAATAGCTTCCGGAACAAAATAAGAAATTACAGGAGAAAGAACAGCCGCAATTGCATTACCAGCTCCGGCTCCGATTAGTTTGCTAAATTTTCCCATCTCTAGGTTGATTCCTTCTTTCTACAAGTCTATCAAGTTTTCTACTAAGCTCACCAAATTCTTCCCTTGCTTCGCGCCGTTGTAAATCCATCTTACCATCTAAGCCATTTAATCGTTTATCAAAATCCTGCTTTATTTCTTTATATCTTTCCTCACATGAATCCATATGAGATTCTAAAGTTGATCGTGTATGATAATTACCTGCTATCTTCCAGGTTATAATTACAATCCCACTAACTGCCGTAAATGTTAATCCAATTGCTGTTAGAATTTCATTCATTAGTCACGCTTAAGAAATACAGTAGCATCTCCAGTTGTGCATCTTACAAATCCTCCAGCAACTACGGTTGGGGTATTCGCATTAACAGTTTGAGATGAAGAAAACGTAATATCTACGTCTACCTCTAAAGCTGTATCAGAATGAATAGTTACTTTCGGGGTAGGAAGAGCATAGATAACATCCTCAACTAAAGTATGAGCCGGTCCTATAGTTAAAGCTTCCCTTGGCATTTTTTACTCCGGATAACGAGAATCTTTAGCAACAATAAAATCACCAATACTTAAAACTCTATTATCATCTGGTAAATTCCTAAACACGTCATACTTATAAACTTCAGGATTAATATCAGTCTGAATGGAAGTTAATGGAACATAGAATTGTCCATCAGGCCCAGATAAGACAGTTCCAGGTATAGTTAAAATCTTAGTAGTAGTATTAAACTTTTTTGTTATAGTCATTAATATACTCCATCCTGTAATATCTATAATTGGACTCATAGTAAATGTAATAATTACATCTTCTCCCCTATAAATCTTAATAGCCTGATTTAGCGGCATTCTGAACCATCAGCAGGAAATTGAAGAGAATCAATATTAGCAGAAAAGTTTAATTCGTCTACTTTAGCCTTTAAAGAAATTTCCTCAACAAATCCATCTAAGCAAATATCAACCCCTCTAGGAGTTGGGAATGGAGGAACTACTGGATTATAAAAGAATCCTACACTAGTCCAAGGTAACGATCTTATCCTCTTAAATACTAACCACTCATTTTGATTAAATGGCTTAGTTCCTAAAACTTCTGTAAGATTAATTAAAGATGAACCAAATTCTGCTATCTGAGGTTTAATCTTAGCTTGAGGATTAGGCCACTTGTCTTGGAAAAAAGGTTTAACTATAATAGGGGGACCAAATAATGGAATAGCTGTATAATTAAGTCCTTGAGGTAATGTATGATGAATTGGATTAGGATTAAAAGAACTCTTAAAAGGCCCAGGTGGAACAGGCTTTACAAATTGGGTATAGTAACCTAACTCTCCTGCTAGAATCTTTCTAGATCTAGGAGGTATAAAGTTTAGATTAGTCCCATCTGTCATGGTATAAACTCATACGCTCCAATACAATAAGCTGAGCCTTGAGGTCTACTAACTCCATCAAAATCTACCGGAACAGCTAATAAAGTAGTCCCGGCATCCTTAGCCGGTGAACCGGAAAGAATATGAAAATCCGTCCCCCCAACAAATAAAGGATTAATACCAACTAAATTAGTTGACTGCATAACTGCTACAAGGTATCTTTCATTTGCTGAACCACTAAGATAAATAATATTATTTTTACTCTCGTTATTCACCCCTCCCTGAATTTCTAATCCCCATCGAGTATTATTATATATAGTATTATTATAAAATTTATTACCTGGAGATGTAGTGCAAACAATACCATCTAAATTATTATAAATTAAATTATTATAACATAACACTCCCGAACCAGCGCCACAAACAAAACCTCCGCCGTTTGGACTAGTTAATCCATTATTAAATAAACGATTATTTCTAGCTACATTTCCAGATTGATTAAATGTGTTACCATCATAAAACTGAATTCCATAAGCTTTATTATCGTGAATAGAAACACCTTCTATTAAATTATTATCTCCCGCAAGATAAATACCATGATCTAAATTATCTCTAACTCCATTATTAAAAACTTCCCCTCCAGTTATCCATAAATCATGAGTATTATTAGTAGATAGATATCCAACAAATCCTCCCCTCGTTGCTTTACAATTATCAAATTTAATATGATGTGCAGTCCCGGCTATTCTTATAGCTGCTGAAATTCCGACCTTAGTTACATAATCTACAGTAATACCAATAAAAATAATAAATTGAGGAACACCAGAATTACCTATATTTATTTCTTTAATTATAGGGATTTCACTTTCATAATTTCTAACAGTAATTGCATTATCATAATCAATTCCAGAATTAAAAGTTACTAAATTATCAATTATTACATTATTAGGAGAACTATATGTTCCCCCTCTAACCCCTATAACTTGTCCAGCTACAGCAACCTGCAATGCATGTTGTAATGATGCCCAAGGATCATTAAAAGTTCCGGGATTTAAATCACTACCTGTCGGAGATACAAAGAAATCATAATTAATTGGCGGGGGAGGGGGCGGAGGTGGAGGTGGAGGTGGTGGATCATGATCTAATATAAATTGACCCACCTTTTTACCTTTACCTTTACCTTTACTTTTACTCAAATAACTTCCATTATAATATGAGAGCCAAGTAATCCAGGTGAACCTCCAGTAAAAGCACTTAAAGAAAGCTCACCTAAAGATGCAACATTACCAAGTAATGAAATTCTCTCATCTTCATAATATACCCATCTAACAGTCCCCCCAAAGGCATTAAATGACAAATTAAGTAAGATACCTAAAGTAGAACTACGCTGGGGTTTAGTTGTAGAAATAGCAAAACTAGTAGGAACAGAACCTGGAGCAGTTGTAGATGGATCTAATGCGGCAAGTCTACCTGCTGTTAAAGTAGCTCCTACAGTAGAATCTCTTCCTACTACCATAAATGTCGGAGCTGATGCAGATGCCTGTCCTCCTAATTGAACTTCTCTTAATTCTGCTCGTTGAGTAGAACTACCCCCTTGCACAGAATGATGCCCACTATCAGTAAAATTAGTGGCATCTGCTACTGCTACTGGTGTCCAAGAAGGAAAAGCTCCGGAATATCGGGGCATCTTAATCTCCTAACAATTTGGCAATAGGATTACATTCCTTATTGCAAATAGGATTATCGCAAATATAATGATCACATTTAGAACAATATCCTCTAGGTCTTTTTCTTAAAGGATTAAGAATCACTTGTGCTCCACAATGGGAACAAAACTGAACATCTCGCTCTTCAATCTTACCAGCTCCAGCTATAATTATTGAATTGCGTAATTTAATAGGGACTTCTTCTGGCTTTATTCCAGGTGAATCCTTATGATCTATAATAAGATAACTACTATGATCTGATAGAGATCGCTTCATAATCCATACCAGGAATAGGATGGAAATAAATAACCTCTATTAAATTACTTGATCCACATACTTGGCATATATCAGATCTAGCAGGATTTCCTGTTATAGATTCTGGTCTAGAATTAAATAGCATTGTCGGACTAATATATTGTCTTTTACAATCATTACAATATTTTCTTATATGCCTATACATTGTTCTAAATCCCCATTAGATATCTTACGAAGAAATAGTAATAGTCGTGGTAAGTCCCGAAACCGTCATCGTGATAGTAGCAATGTTAGAGTAATCAAATTCCTTGATTCCTTCATCTTCCGTAAAGAATCTGAAAACTCTTCCATAGAAATCATACTCCATTCGGAGAACATCTGAAAGGACAATAGCTGTTGCTGAAAGATCAGGTCCGGCTTTCGCAGTTACGGTAGCAGTTCCAGTTCCGGGCATTTTGATTCTCCTTAGATTGTTGACTATTGATTAGTGGACTAGTTAGTCGATCTACTATTTAGACCAGGACCTATATTTCGATCCCCGATCGCCGAATTAAATTGGTAGAAGGAAATAGAATCTCTGCCTATTTTTGCGGCAAGGCTACCATCATGGCCCCGTTAATTGATTCATTTTACACTTTGACGGAACACGCAAGAAACCCTCTACCAAACTTTAACCAACCTCAATAACCTCATAATCCTCTACCTTCTTTTGATTAGGTAGATGAAAATGAAGCACAGTGCTAGATCCGTCTTTACTACGTCCGTGAATCTTCTCTACAATCCCAGATAACTTCGATGCGGCATTAACCAGGTCAATAGGCTTATCAATATCAGCAGGATTAAATAAGTCTAAAGTAGCCATTAACTTAGTGATAGTTTTATCCTCAATTTGATGCCTTACTGATAGGATGTTCTCTTTAGTCTCTTCCTTTACATCTTTTCCATCTTTGTATTTTGATGCAGAGCTTTGCGGAACCCCATTAATTTTCGCCGCTTCAGAAGCTCCAAGATTTATCGCATCATAGGCAACTAGTTCTTTAGTTAATTCGTCTTCCCCTTTATCCCTCTTTCCTACCTCACTATGAATAACTACACCTTTATCCTCACTACCTACTAAGTCCTCAATCTTGATTTCTTTGATTTCTTCTTCCTCAGAAATTATATTCATAAGATTCTATGAAAATTCATTTCTCCCCTACACCGAGGACGACTACAGCCTAGCACAGATTTTCCCCTTTGTCAATAGGCTGAAAGTTCACCTAAGAATATTAAGATTTATTTAGCTCCAACTAATTTTAATAATTCTTCCATAGTTTTAGGCTTATTAATTTTCTTTTTATCTTCATAAGATTTTCTAGATTTTTCTTTCCAGAAATTAGTAGAGCAATCTTTACAACAAAATTTTTGATTTAACAAACCTACGAAAGTATTTCCACAATAACAAACCCTCTCAACTTTAATAGTTTCTTTTCTAGGATGATCAATTTCCCAGTGATTAAGCCGGCAAACATCACTGCAAAACTTTTTATTACTTCGACCAATAAATTCTTTTTTACAATACAAACATTCTTTTTTGCTGAGAGATGGAAGTTTTTTATTAAACTTTAGTTTCTTAGGTCTCCCTCTTTTACTTTTCTTTATAGTTTTATTCTCATTATTAAACTCCCACTTTAATTGTAATTTTTTCTGAATTTCAATTCCATGTTCTTCACAAAAGAACCCTTCAAATTGCTCCCCTACTAAAACATAGGTTGATAACTTACCACATTCATTTTTATTACAAACTTGCAGGTTTACAGATAATAAAACATACTGAAGATTCATTCGTCCCCTCCAGGTGACACCAACCGTGTAAATCCTTCCCTATCAGTCACTTACAGCCCCTCCCCCTTACCCCTACTTCTACCCCTCCCTAAAATACCTTTTGCAACGGATTCTATACACCCTCAACGGATTTGTCAAGATATTCCCATACCCTAGCCTACCCCCAATTTTCCGAAATTTCACCTAACTTTATTATAGTATCTTTCATATGGGACCCAATATAACAGGATTCCTTTATTTATGGAACCTATTTTTTATTACATTAGAGATAGTTGGATACCTCCGCTCCAGACGCCCTACTAAATGGGACCCGAGACCTTCCTATGGGTAGGGTATATGACCTATAATATAATTGGTATGATAGTTGCAAGTAAAATCAAATGGCATAGATTTTGAATAGGCCGGCGATGGCATAGGTATTGCATATATCTATTGGTATAACAATTGCATGGACCGGAAAGAGAAGGGACATCGAAGGTATCTGATAGGCAGACTAATCTCAGATAAGTAGACAAAAGTCAACCATCGCAGGACTAGTAGCACTAGATATGGTATGGTTGATAGGGTAGGATACTAGATATGGATGGCATGGGGGTTGTATATATAACAGAGTAGACAATCTCTCTCCCAGGGGCGAGACATACTAGAATGGCAGGTATTTAACCTATAGTCGGCCGTGGGGGACTGAACGGAGGTAAAGATATGAGAATCCCTAGATACTCCCTCTATCAGAAGCGCGATGGTAGATTCTACAGAGTATCACCATACGCTTTCACAATCGTAACTGCGCTCCACTACTTCTCAGATAGGTTGGCGCAGGACTTGTCACTCATTCTTCGTCGAGTCTAGTTTAGGTCTAGTTTAGGCTGTCCCCGAAATAGGACACAAAAAGTTTCGGGGCTAGCCTAAAAAAGACTTGACAAGCTCAGAACGGCGTGATAGACTGCTTTTCGTTCGACGCTATTTGACAATTGGAGGACAGATACATGAGACTGAAGGGACGCTTTGACGCGGAAGAGAAGGCAGACGAGGTAGTGCGAAAGGAATCTACCCACGACGTAAAGAAAGGGTTTTTCTCAATCAAGGTCAAGGGAACCGAGCCTGGTAAGTATGCGTATGAGTCTGACGCTGAGCCTTTCGAGTATAAGGAAACAGACTCACTGGTAAACGCGCTCAGGCTCGAAGGCGCAAACCTTACCGATGATGCCATTAGCTTTATCAACGAAGCTCTGGCAGGTGAGGAAACTGGAAAGGCTGTTAAGGAGGTCATTACCATCTATAATGACCGAATGAAAGCCGATGCTAAGAGTTCCGCTTATGCCGCTATCGCTAATGAGCATAAGCCTGTAACCGCTGAGTCTATCGAGAATTCTAAGGCCCGTATGGTCAGAGATTTTATGCGGCAGACCAATTGCGATGCTGAGGTCGCAATCAATAAGCTCCGTGAGTTTGTTCCTAACTTCAAGGATTATACTCTCGCAGAGTTCCAGGCGAATAAGGGGCGAGTCTAATCATAACCTAATCCGTCCCTGAAAAGGTCCTAGGCTGGAATATATCTAGTCTAGGACCTTTTCTATTTTATATGACTACAAAAGACATAGCTTGGACTGCTGGATTCTACGAGGGAGAAGGTTGGATAGGTCGAGTAGGTAAAAATAATAAATACCTCCGTATATCTATCAGCCAAAAACAGAAATGGCCCTTAGAAAAGCTCCAATATTTGTTCGGTGGAGCAATCTACAAGGCTAAAAATAATACCGGTGGTTTCTTTATGTGGACTCTCACCAATGATACTACCATATTAGGTTTTATCCTTACCATTTACTGTTTTCTTTCCCCAGGTAAAAAGCTACAAGCAATGAAAGCATTATCATTAGATGAAACGCCGATGAAATTGGTATGGATTCAGGCACAGATTGACCTCGAATTGATTGCAATCTGGTTAGGGCCAGCCGAGGCTAACCCCTTGTCGTTCCTAGACTTAGACTGACCCCTCCCCCTCCCCGGGGGGTTCAATGGGGGGGTATGGTAGGGGGTAGGTAGGGGTAGTATAGTAGTAGTGTTATTCTATTATTATTATCATTATTATTACTAACTACACTACCTACTGTCCTATCCAGATGACACTGTCCTCTACTAGGGA